ATTGGAAATAACCAGAAAAGTCGTAAACGTAGATGGAACCGACTTGTCAAAAATTCGTTCGCGCGTAAATGGAACAGTAAATAAAAACTCTAGAACCGGGATAAACGGTGTTGCGCTTACCCAAAAAGGAACCTATAAAGCATATATCAGCTTTAAGCATAAACGCATTCACCTTGGCTTCTTCACGAATCTAAAAGACGCAGCCGCTGCCAGAAAAGAAGCCGAAGAAATTCTTTACAATAAATTTTTAAACGATAACGCCGGTTGGGAACAGCGCCTGGCAGACGCAATGGCCGAATACAAAAAGAATAAGAAATAACCGCCAACTTCGCTAAAGCTTAATTTAGCGAAATATAGGGGACCCAATAAAATTTTCAAAACCCCATTGACGGCTTTGAACCCGCAATCAACTCCGCCATTCAAACCATCAAGAT